TGATTCGTGGCTCCGCTACTTTCCGGCTGACCTCGACCTGACCGATGACGAGGATCACGTCGCAGGGCACGGTGGTGGTCTGGGCGGGAGTGGAACTGGAGGCGACCTCGGTCACCTACTCGGCGTCCGCCGGCGACGAGATCGACATCACGTCGCTCGCGTCGTCGGTGAGAACAGACCCAAGCAACTCGCTGCGGAAGTTTGTCACACGAGAGTACGACTCGTGCTTCGCCGGCGAGGCTGCCGAACTGAGCGTGGAGTTTTTCGCGGCAGCCGGTGCGAATCTCGCAGACCTTGTCGGACACAAGAGGGCACTGTCCGTGACGATGCCGAACAACGAGGCGGGCGCGTTGGTCACGACGATATCGAATAATCCTTCGAGCCCAGCAAACGCATTTGCATGGTCCCGCGACGCGATACTCGCGAATCTGCAAATCACAGCGACCACCGGTGAGTACGTCAGGGGGACAGCGACGTTTCGGATGACGGGGTAGACAGGCAGAGTTTCGTGGCACTGAGCAAGGCGGCCATTCTGGCCGCGGACGATAAGAAGTCGATCGAGATCGACGTCCCTGAGTGGGGCGGCTCGGTTCGTCTTCGCGTGATGACCGGGAGCGAGCGGGACAAGTTCGAGGCCGACTTCGTCGATGGCAAGAAGAGCGTCGAGATGGTTCGCGCCAAACTCGTCGCCAAGTGTCTCGTCGACGAGCACGGCGAGCGGCTCTTCGCCGAGACGGAGATTCCGAGCCTCAGTGATAAGTCGGCGAGCGTGCTCGACCGGCTCTTCACCGAGTGCATGCGGCTGAACCGCTTCTCGAAGGGCGACGTCGAGGAACTGGCGGGAAACTCCTAGACCGCCCGCGACGCCTGTTCGAGTTCCGTCTCGCGCTCGCGTTGGGGCGGTCGCATGCCGAACTTCTTGAGTCGGTCGATGCGGCCGAACTCGCAGAATGGGAGGCATACTGGACAATAGAACCATGGGGAGATGAGTGGCGGCAGGCCGCTCGTCTCGCCACGGCTCTGTGCACGGCATGGGGCGCGAAGGGTCTCAAAGAGGAGACGCTCATGCCAAGCCACCGCAAGCGTCGCCAGACTGCTTCTGAGATGTTTTCCGAACTCGCCCGACTCGGAGGCGAGAAGAAGTGACCATCGGAAGCATTCGCGTTGCTTTTGAGTCTGACCTTGACGACCTCCAGACAGGCGTCGAGGAGTCGATCGAACTCATCGAGTCGCTCAAGGACGCCGTCGACGAAGTCAGCGAGGCCGTCGAGCAGATCGAGAAGAGCCGCGTCGAGGTGAAGACGGCCGTTGACAAGTCCGAGTTCGACGCCGTCAGTAAAGAAATCGAAGACTCTTCCGCGACTATGGCCGTAAAGACGGTCATTGATCAGTCTCCGGTGGATCAAGCGAAGGACGATATCGAAAACCGCCCTGCCGCGAGACTGGAGATCAAGATCGACATTCTCGCGGTCGAGAAGATTCTTGACGTAATTAACGGGTTTGTGGACAAGGTTAAGGAATCCATCGAGGCGATAGGGTCAAATCTGCTGTCCGAGGTCGGCAAGTCGATATTCAAGTTCCTCGGCCCGATCGGTGCAGCCTTCAAGGTGACCGGGGTTCTGACCGGATCATACGAGCAGCAACTGCACCAAGCCGCAGACGCCACCGAGAACTTAGTGAATCTCTCCGAGAGGTTCGGCGTTACGTACAACGCAATGGAACGCATTGCTGCGTCCGCCGAGGCGGCCGGCGTGTCGATGTCAATGCTCGCCAAGGCACAGACCACGCTGTTGCAGAATGCGTCAAAGGTCAAGATCGGTCAGGTAGACAGCGAGAACGCCAGAGAGGCGCAAATCTCGTTCAATCGACTCGGCATTTCGCTGGATCAACTCAGGACTCTCAGCCCCGACCAGACGCTCGAACTCGTGGCAAGCCGCATCACAGCCGTCGAGAACGCGAGCGACCGGGCGGCCATCGCGTTTGATCTTTTCGGCAAGACAGGCGCCGCAATTCTTCCGGCCCTCAAGGGCATTGAACAGGCCCGGAAGGATATGGAGAGGTTTGGGGCCGAAACGAGCAAGATCAACCTCAAGCGGCTCGAAGGCCTCGACGAATCATTCGACCGGCTCTCGATGGCATCGAAAGCCCTGTCCGGGACGATGCTATCACCGCTCGTTCCAATTCAGACCGGCTGGAACAATCTTCTCGCCGACATCAAGGGCGGATTCAACAAACTCCTGACGCCACTCTCAACGGGGCTTGCTTCGGCACTAACCGGCTGGCAAGTGTTCTTCGAGGTGATCGGCAGAGGAGTAAACATTGTGCTGCGTCTCGCCGGCGCTGCTGCGGAGGTTGCCGTTGCGTTTTCCAATGCGCCTGTGCTTGCCGTCGGCTGGCAGGCGCTTTCGAGTGCGATTATGGACGTGTACGCGCTCGTTGAGCGACTCGTCGTCGTCGTTGAGGCGGTTGCTTCCTCTATTTCGTCGTCCCTGACTCCGGCAGCCGAGAACTTCAAGAAGTTTGTCGACATTTCCGCTCCGGCCGGTTCTGTTGCGGACTGGGGAAAAAAACTACTCGTCGCGGCAGGGTACCTCGGCACCGTCATTGTTTCGCTCGGCGTCGGGCAAGCAGCCGTCACGGCCTTCGGAGGGGCGTCGGCACTCAGTTCCGCGAAGGTCGTCGCCGGCAACCTGCTAGCAAGCCTCTCGTTTTCCGGCCTTATGAAGTCGGCCATTGCGGCCTTTCAGTTCGTGACCGTCGGCGCGACCGGCATGGCCGCCAAGTATGTGTCCCAGATGATTCTCATGGGAACATCAACGCTTGCGTCTTTCATTGCGCCGTTCCTCGCAGGCGTTGCCTCGTTCGTGACCGGCAGTGCTGTCATGGCAACGTCCGCGACAGTCACGGGCTACGCGATGGCTGCCGCGTGGATCATCGGAACTCTCGGAATTGCCGCAATCATTGTCGCAATTATCGCGGTCATACAGAACTTTGACACGCTCTATGACTACTTCGCTAACTTCAGCGAGAACGCCGAGCGGCTGTTCACGCTCGACGGTCTCGCCGAGGCAGCCAAGGCAGTGGCAAAAGCGATTCTTGACGCTTTCGTTGGTGTCGTGAAGAGCATCGGCGGCATTGTCGGCAATATCATCAAGGCGATCATCGGCGGTCTCACCGGGATCAAGACTCCTGAGTCAGTAAACGCCGCGAAGGCCGACGCCGAGGAGATTGCCGCCGCCAGAAAGCGAGAGCAGGAGGCGGCACTTGCTAGAGAGAGGGAGATCGCCAAGGTGGCGGCCGATATGTCCGGCTTTGGTGTCGCCTCGGCCGGTCTCGGCGCTCTCGGCGATCTGACCGGAATTGAGGAGATATCCGCGGCAGCCGACACGCTGAAGGGTGCATACGACGCGATCGCAGAGGGCCCGGCAGAGGTCGCCGACGAAACAGACAAGGTGATCGAGGTCGTGAACTCTGCGAGAGACTCGCTCAACTCAGCCGTCGTTGATGCTGCTAGGTTCGGCGACGCCGGCAAGGAAGCGGCGATCGAGGCGAGCGATGAGTTCAAGAAATTGCAGCAGCGGTTTGCCGAGAACAAACTCAGTCCGGAGCAGTTCGAGGCGGAGGCCAAGAGAATCCGTGATGCGCTTGAGCAGAACATCGGCAACCTCGACGTCCTGACGGACAGCGACATATTCGATTTCTCCAAGAAGGTCGCAGACGCAGGAAAAGAAGCCAGAGCAGAGATCGCCAAGATCGGCCGCGGACAAGACCTCGGCAGCACGTTTTCGACAGACCGTTTCTTTCCGACGTCGGACGCAATCAAAGAGGCGGGCAGTAAGTTTCAGAAGGATTTCGAGGAGCGAAACAAGGAGATCGCCAAGAAACTCGCATCCGGCGAGTTTGGCGACGGGCAGGCCGCCAAGGATGCAGCGGCGGATGCGTTCGCTGCCAGCAAAGAGCAATTCGATCGAGACCTCGGCAAGATCAATGCCGACGTTTCGTTCGCGTCCGATATCCGCAAGGCCCTCGAAGACGCGTTCCTCACTCCTGCCGATATGTTCGAGAAGCGACTGAAGGAGATCGCCGAGAACAAGTCGCTGACTGACATCGAGAAGAAGCAGGCGGCCGCCATGGAGGGCCGCAAGTTTGTCGAGTCGCAGTTTGGAAAGACCGCCGGAGAGAGCCTGCGGGAAAAGTCTCAAGCCATCGACGTAGCGGCGGCGGCTGGAGCCTTCGAGCCCGGACGAGAAGCCGTCGAGCGACGCAAACTTGCGATGGAGAAAAAGCAAGCCGCAGGGCTGGACGCGACTGCCGGCGAGCAGGTGCAGTCCGGCGTCGACAAGATCAACGACGCCTTCGGTGTGACCGGCAAGACGATGGCCGAGATACAGGCCACGCTGTCGCCGAAGGAGTTCGAGGAGTATCAGAAAGCCATCAAGAACAACGCCGACAAGGTGAAGGAGAGCCTCGGCGTCGAGAAGACCGGGGCGCAGAAACTGGCCGAGTCTCGCGAGAAACTCGATCAGGCGTTCCAAGACGGCGTCATCACCGCAGACGAGCGAGACAAGGCGCTGAAGAAACAGAAGGACTCACTGCTGTCGTCGCTTGGAATCAGCAAGTCGCCGGCCGAAGACTTCCAAGATGCCGTGGAACGCATCAGGGAGAACGCTTCCGCGTTGTCGCCTGACGAGATTGCGAAGGGCCTGAAGGAGGCCAAGGACAAACTGTTGTCCGCTCTCGGCATCGACAAGTCGCCAGCGCAAGCAGCGGCCGAGTCGCTGCAAAAACTCAACGAGGCATTCGCGAAGGGCCAGATTTCGCAGGAGGAGTTCGCGAAAGGCGCCCAGAAGGCCCGCGACACGCTCCTCCAGAGCCTTGGCATTCCGCTGGACCCCGTCAACGCACTCCGCGACCGCATGAACGACCTCCGCGAGGCTTTCTCTCGGGGTCTGATCACTCAAGAGCAGTTCGCGAAGGGGCAGGAAGAGGCTCGGCGATCGATGCTGCCCGGCGGCGAGGCAAAGAGCCCTGTCGCTCAGTTCCGCGAAGACCTCGACGCCGTGAGCCGCGCAGTGTCCGAGGGGCTCATCAGCGAGGAGGAGGGGGCAGCCAGACGGCTCAACCTGCAAGCCGACCTTCAGGAGAACATGAAGCCCGCTCTCGACAATCTCCAGCAAGACCGCAGGCAGGTTGGTGCGTCGGACGTCCGCAGCCGCGAAGGCGTGGACACGTTCTTCCGCATCCTCCAAGGGCGAGACAACCCGTCGCTCAAGGCTCAATTGGAGATCGCGAGAAACACGCGACTGCTCGCGCAGGCAGCCCAAGACCCCGACGCGGCGCCGGTCATCGCACAACTCTCCGCGAGATGAGCCATGCCTGAGAACGACTATACGACAGTCTGGACGCCGAGCATCCCCGGGATCGTCGACTGCCGCGAACTGTATCGAGGCCGCGCGAGAACGGCCAATCTCGAAGGCACGCCGACGTACGTGCGTGACTTCCTCGTGCGAACGTCCACGGGCGCGCCGAACATGCGGCTCGTGGCCGCGGCCCCCGGCCCAAACTGGCGAGACCCGTACCCCGACGACGCGAACTGCATCCTCGTCGACAGCAACGTCAGGCAAGACGGCGACTCGCCGTTCCACTACCGGGTCACCTTCACATACAGGTTTCTCGACGAGACAGATCGCATTCCATGGCTTCGGCCGTCCGTGTTCTCGTTCTCTGGCTCGCTCGCGAGTGCTCCGGCGTTCTGGTACTACCCGAACGCTGGCGACAACGCCACGAAGCGGGTCATCACGAACACAGCGGGCGACCCGCTGTCTGGGCTGGACCGCGACGAAGGCGAGTTCAACGTCACGATCTCGTACAACCAGCGACCTCCATTCAATTTTCAGCGAGCCCAACTCTACGTCGGCGCGATCAATTCAGACACATGGAGCGGTGGGTCGCCGAAAACTTGGAAGGTGATGAGCATCACCGCGAACCAGAAATACGAACTCATCCAGCCGGGCACGCCAGACGGCAGTCCCGTGAAGGGCTACTACTGGGAGACGCAGATCACTCTCGGGTACCGCAACACTGGCTGGGACTTACAGACGTGGGACGTCGGGTTCAATGAGATCGTGGGTGGGCAGCGACGAAAGATTCTTGCAGGCAGCGAGCCAGTGAGCGAACCGGCTGCCCTGACCAACGGCGTCGCGAAGACCCCCGGAGAGCCGCCGGACCTGCTGACCTTCCGCATTTACCCGATGCTTCCGTTCACGGGAATCTTTGAGCCGATACCCGACACATCCCGGTACCCGAATGCGTTCCCATACAACGTCCTTGCGAACTACTACGGGTGGTGACAGTGAAGCAGAGGAATCAGCCGGCAAACCGCGGAGATCAGCCCGTCACGTTTCGCCACAGCGATGCCCAGCGAATCGCAAACGCCGTAGCGGCGCACGAGAGCGGCAGGCGCGATCGCAAGTCAAGTCAGTTGCCGAGAGCGGCGGGAGGCGGCGGTGGGGGTGGCGATCTGAGGACGGCAACTTTTCTTGGCAGTTGGCTAAGGCACTCCAGCACGATAATAAACTTCGACGGCCACAACTTTGCCGCAGCATCTACGAACACGGCGTCGTGTGTTAACTTTCTTTTCTCAATTCCCGGCAGTGGCTTGACCGAGCACCGTACTTGCCTTGTTTCGCCAATGTCCCCAGCGGTCGGCGAAGACACTTATTTTCTCGTGAATGCTGCTTACTGATGACTTACCGCACAAACGACACGACGAAGCGTTTTTCTAGTGGCACGTTTGGGATAATAAGGCCATTTACCAATCAAACATCCGGAGAGGGGCAAATCCCGTTCTCCGACCATCATAACTGGAGAAAGTTCTCCTCCAACGGACTGACTCATGTAGCGATCGACGACGACGGCAGGCTTTGGGGATGGGGCGAGCCGCCAGTTGGCGACGGAACTCTACTGGCTCGCAAGTCGCCAGTACTGATCAGCGACGAAGAGTGGCTTGATGTTTCGGTCGGGTCGCTTTCCACAACTGCGGCTCAATTCTTTTCTTCCGAAACCGGCACGCCGCTTCCTCGCGAGGATCA